GGAGATATTGAAGAAAATTCAAATTTTGTAGTAGCTTGCGATAATGAAGATTTTGACGGTGTAGTATGTGATATTGACCCCGTCAGGGATAATCTGAAAACATGGCTTAAAGTTTGTAAGTATTTGGAAGAGCGACACCGTCCAGACATTGAACAATTAGAAACATGCTAAAAAACTTGAGAGCTGCTTAAATAAAAACCTGAGAGCTGCTTAACCTCAAACCCTTATAAAGCCCCGTATTTTTTGCGGGGCTTTTCTTTTTTGGTAAACTATGCGATATTATGCGAAATTAATTTTAATCAATAGGAGATTTAAGAAAATGACTAAAACAACTGAACAAGTAATATATGAAATGTTAACAGAATCCACGGGGACAAACTTTTTAGACTCGGGAGGCGATAACGGGCGCTTTTGGCAACGTAACCAATTACGAACGTTAGAAGACTTTAAAAAAGATGAGCTTGTTTTTATTGATCCTAAATATAATGAAATAACTTTAAATATATTCCCGTTCTTAAATGAGTTTCTAGAATATGATCAGGACGAAAACGAACATTTTAACGATTATTTAAAGGCAAACGGATTCCATAACGATATGGAGTCAGCCTTTACTTATTTTGATAAAGCTTTATTTAATGCTTTTGAAATAGGACACGTTAACAGCTTTAACGAAAGTTGTTTATTATCTCAGACTATTCAGGTTATTTATTGTTACGGATATAATAACGATTTAATAGCCTTATCCATCCACAACGGCGCGGACGTGCGGGGAGGCTATACCGATTTTAAAATATTTGAGGCAGATTTTGACGGGCTTTTAAATTATAGCTTTGAATCTTGGAGTCATTTATTGGAAGAGGAAAACGTTTAATGAAAACTTATTTAAAAATTAGAAAACTATTTTGTTTTATATGTGAACTTTTATTTATGCCAACTATGTTTTTATTTGCTTTCTTTATTCTTTTAATTGCGGGAAATATATAAAAACTAAATAACATTTAAAGCCGATTTAAGCCCCGTTTATGCGGGGCTTTTCTTTTGTCTATTGTCTTAGTATTAAATAGTTAAACAAGCCGACCACGGGCAACCAGTGCAGATTAAAAACATATGAACGCCGAATCACCTGGACAAGATCAGCGGGGCAGTAATAGGAGCTGGCGGACGTGGAGTCGATTTTCTGCGTATTAGCAATGGCTAATATTCTTTTCCAGTAATTTAATAAAGTTAGCTATGGCTAAGATTAAAATACTTCTCCAGTGCAAATTAAAATTAAGGGAGCGTTACAAGCTGACGAGATTCCAAACATTAAAAGCCCAAGATAAACGCCCCGTAATAATAGATTTAATTATGTGATTCGTGGGGCAACGGCGCAGATCAGCGGGCCAAATAGAATTAAAACCGCTTAAGGTACCCTAGACAATAGAGGCTAAAAAACGGCTTAAAATATAGGATTCTTTAAAAAAATTCAGCGATCCATAGGTCGCGACAGCGTGAGCTAGGGCTAAGTTTTTCACAAACAATGAGATATAATTTGATATTGCCGTTAACTATATTATAATAACCCATAAATCGCATACAATTTTAAGGTAAGGGACCCCTGCATGGATGGTACAATACAGAACGAGAGGCTCTTAAAACTCGAACTAAGATTAGCTCAGTTAGAGAAGAACGAAGAGTGCCAAAAAACATTCTTAACTTTTGTAAAAAGTATCTGGCCAAGTTTTATTCAGGGAAGGCATCACGAAATAATTGCAGAAAAATTAGAAAGGGTTGCTCGTGGAGAATTAAAAAGATTAATAATCAATATGGCACCGCGACACACGAAGTCTGAGTTTGCATCTTTTTTATTTCCTGCGTGGATGATGGGCCGCAGCCCGAACATGAAGATCATTCAGGCAACACACACGACAGAGCTTGCGGTTAATTTTGGTAGAAAGGTCAAGAACCTTTTGGAGACGGACGAGTTCAAGACAGTATTCCCGGATGTCAGCTTGGCGGTAGACAGTAAAGCGTCAGGAAGATGGGATACGAATAAGGGTGGTATGTATTATGCTGTGGGTGTTGGCTCGAACTTAGCGGGTCGTGGTGGAGATTTAATTATAATCGATGATCCTCACTCGGAACAGACGGCTATGAGTAACAATGGTTTTGAAGATGCGTGGGATTGGTACACTGGGGGCCCCCGACAGAGGCTCCAGCCGGGAGGTAGTATAGTTATAGTCCAGACTAGGTGGTCAGAAAAGGATTTAACGGGTCAGTTGGTTCGCTCAATGGCAAAGGATCCCCTAGCGGATCAGTGGGAGATAGTGGAGTTACCTGCTATTTTTGAAAGTGGGGAACCTTGTTGGCCAGAATATTGGAGTTTGGATGATTTAACGGCGGTAAAAGCGTCTATTCCGCCTAGTAAGTGGAATGCGCAGTACCAGCAGCAGCCTACGGGGGAAGAAAATGCGATAATTAAGAGGGAATGGTGGAAGAAATGGGAGAAAAAGAGTGTTCCGAACTTACAATATGTAATTCAAAGCTATGATACGGCGTTTTCAAAACGTGAAACGGCTGACTTTAGTGCGATAACGACATGGGGTGTTTTATCCAGAGGAAATAGGGGGTCAGCCTGCTTTGATACTGCTTGATAGTATAAAAGACAGGTGGGATTTCCCGGAATTGAAGAATATTGCCTTAGAGCAGTACAATTATTGGGACCCTGAGACAGTAATTATAGAAGCTAAGGCCACGGGGCTGCCGCTAACGCATGAATTGCGTAATATGGGGATACCTGTTGTGAACTTTACACCTAGTAAAGGTAATGATAAGGTTTCGAGAGTACATGCGGTGTCTCCTTTGTTTGAAGCGGGGATGGTTTGGGTCCCTGACGAGACGTTTGCAGATGAGATGATAGAAGAGGTTGCAGCTTTTCCAAATGGAGAGTATGATGACCTTGTGGATAGCATGACACAGGCCTTAATGCGCTATCGTCAGGGTAATTTTGTACAGCTACCGTCTGACGATTGGGAAGAAGGTGATGGGTCGGCTCAAGTAAGGGCTTATTATTGAGGTGAAGATGGCTGACAGTGTAGTACGCAACGCAAACAAAGACGATATTCCTATTTTTGACCCCGACACAGAGTTTGGTGACCAGTATCTGATGGAGAGACAGTCTTTTGACGATTCGGAGACACTGAGCGGTGAAGAGATTATCAGAATGATGGAAGAAGATGAGGATGCTTTTAATTCTTATGGCCAAGACAGGACGGGTCCCCCGGAACCTTATATCGAACCGATGGACGCGATCCGTGACAAGATGTTAGGTTTCGATGGTAGCGAGTCAGAAGGCGGCTTGGCGGATGCGCCTTTAGGTGGCATTGATTTATTAAACACTAATTATGTTAAACCGAAATACATTCCTTTGGAGTATGGTGGGTCCCCGGTATAGAGAGTATAATGAAGAAGACTACTATAATGGAGACACCGGCTGACAGGAACATGTTGGTAATGAACCGTATAATGAAACAGGGTGGTGTAAACCAATCCCGCGACCCACGGCTCATGGCCCAACTAGCACAGGTTCTTGGAAGAGATGGCTGAGGCTCAAGTAAATTATGAAGATGACTTTACGGTTGAGGACGAGACCCTTTTATCCAGACTAGAAGAACGGGACAGGGCCTCCGAAGTTAGTTCAGGAGACCTATACAAGACCGGTGCCTATGCGGGTATGATGTTACCGTCTGCGGGTATCGCAGACTACTTTGGACAATATCCCAATCCAGAAAAAGCAGGAACGCTTCTTCCTTCTTTTGATGAAAATGTGAATAAAGGCGAATATTTTAATGCGGCCATGCAGTTCTTAGGAGCTGCGGGAGATGCTTCGTATACAATACCTACAATAGGGACTGTTACAGGCACAGGGTTAAAAGCGTTAGCTCTTGGAGGTAAGTTATCAAAAGTGCAACTATCTAAGTTAATGGATGGTATTGGGGCCTATATGACTAAGACGAATGATCCGATGCTTGCCGTGTCAGGTGGTCCTAATCTTAATATGGGGCCCTCGATTACAAAGATGGAAGGCCCTCCTTCTGGCGGATCCAATGTTTCAGATAAGATTGATTTAGGTTCAGGCAGCTTGTTTTCTCCAGAAGAAAAGGCAGGCCGCCGTCTTTTAGTTTTGTCTTGTAGTGATACTAAGTGTCCGGATGTTGGGGACAAGGAAGCGATTGATCGTTATCTGGGTCCTGTGTTTCAAAG